GGTTAGAGCACCACCTTGACATGGTGGGGGTCGTTGGTTCGAGTCCAATCGCGCCTACCAAACAAAATCCGCTCTGCTGGGCGGTCTAGAAGGGCTCACCGAAAGGTGGGCCCTTTTTTGTTGTCTGGTGTTTGGGCAAACTTTGGGAATATTTTGGGCAAACGACCACCGCGCTACACCTTCAGGTCGGCTTTCACCTTCATGTAAACCACCGCATCATCGCCGTGCCCTGCCTGGTAGTGCTCGGTCATCTTCACATCCGCATGACCCATCAAGCCTTGGATGTATTCCTGCTCGAAACCCTGCTGCTCGTACAGCCAGGCGCCGAGTGCGCGGATCTCGTGAAAGGTGGGGCGCTCCCCTGCGGGCACATCTTCATATGCCTTCGAATCATCCCGCGCCTGGGCGAATGACTTGGTCAGATAGTCGGCCGTGACTGCGTTCCAGTGCAGCTTGGCGTCGAGCTGGGTCCGCTTGCGTGCCTTTGGTGAGTAGTGGATCAGGTACGGGCAGACGACCGGTGACCTCATGCACTCTAAGACCACCTCCCGCAGCGCCTGGCCCATGACAATCTCCAGGTGCACGGGCTTCCCGTAGTTCTGCGTTTTCCCGGGCGACACTTTGATGGTGTTCTGCTCGAGGTCCACGGCCGATTTTGGCCACATCACGATATCTTCCCGCCGCTGAAGACTCAGCAACCCCAGCCGGATGGCACGCTTCAGCCAGATCGGTGTCCCGACGTACTCGAGAATCTTGTTCAACCCCTCGACGGTGTGTCGCTGGCGTTTTTTCTCGGCTTCCTTCTTGACCAAGGTCAGCTCGGCGGAGTTGCGATCGCAAAGGCCTTTGGCCACTGCGAACGCGAACACCTGCACCAGCAAGCCGCGGTGCTTCGTGTAGGCGTTGTTCTCGAAACCATCCAAGTACTCGGCCACCGTCAGCACATCCAATTGCCCCATCATCAGGTCGCCCAGATCCTCGCGGTATCGGGCCAACTTGAATTTGATTTCTTTCAGGGTGCTGGTGGCGTAGGTCTTGGTAGTTAGCCATTCTTTCTCGAAGCGCTCCAGGCAACCGCTGAACTTCGGCGCGACGTCACCAGTGAGCATGGCCAACAACGATCCGTCGTCAGCCAACAGCGGAAGCAGCTTGGCGTTGGCGGCGTTGGCAAGCTTGATGGCCTCGGCCATCGGCTTGTTGATGCTGGTCTTCTTGCCGGTGATCGGGTTTTTGTACTGCCAGTACTTCCCGTTCGGGTACAGGTTCGCAGGCAGGTCCCGGTTCTTTACAGTCCTGGCGCGCGGGGGAGCCATCAGCCCACCTCCATCATCTTGGCGAGCAACGGATCGTTCGATCCAATCACGGCCGCCTGTAGATCCACGAAGTACATCCCACCCTTTACTTCTCCGATCACTTCGCCTTCCTCAATCCATTTTTTCAACTGTTGCAGACTCGGCTTGCCTCCGGCGTAGCGCAGCTTCCGATACTCGCCTGCCTCCATGAGGCGTGGCAGCCGAGCCGTAATGTGGGCTATGACTTTTGCCATGATGATGCTCCATGCCGCGCGTAGCGGCAGAAGGTGGGGAGGGTTATTCGTCGTCGGAATCTGGATCGTCTTCACCGTCATGGCTGACGCTGATGGGCAGCTTGCCCAACCGCTCCAAAGCCAGAACGAGTCCAATGCGCAAGCCCTTCGCCATATCTTTCGTGAGAACGATCTCGACCGGGTCATCGATTCCGAGCTGGAGAGTCACGCCTTCTTTGGCGTTGTCGGTAACCATCTGCAGCTGGTCGGTCTTACGCTTGTGCCAGGAAAGGAGCGCTTCGATCATCTCAGCAACGTCCTGCGGTGCGCCGACCGAACCTTCGAGTGCGCCGGTGACCAATTTCTCAAGCTCTAATTTTTCATCTTCGGCCCGCTCAAGCTGATCGTCGGCGGCGAACGGCCCGCCAACCATTGACCAGCTGCTGGCGAATACCTGGGCTTGTTCCATGATGGCTTTAACAGTTTTCTCAGACATGCGAATTCCTCGCCCGCCGTACACCGGCAGGCTGGTAGGTGGAAGAGGGGTTAGGCTTTTGCGAACAGATCGATCTGCGGTACCGGTGCGTCGCGCTCGGTAATTGCGTCGGTGATGCGTTGGTGGGCGATGTCGAGGTAGCCGAGCCGGTTGCCATGCTCGTCGAGGTCCTTCTCGATACCGATGAACCGGCGGCCGAGTTGCATACAGGCCACGCCTGTCGAGCCGCTGCCCATCGAGTTGTCCAGCACAACATGGCCTGGGTGGGTGTAGGTGCTGATCAGGAACTTCATCCAGGCGACGGGCTTCTGGGTGGGATGAAAGCTGCCGGTCTGCTTGTCGCTCGAGAAGAACTGTACTGAGCGCGGGTACCGCTCCGTCGAGTCGTATTCGGTGAGCGACAAAGCTTTGCCGTAGCACTCCGAGTTGACCGTCTTGCGTTTCGCCGTCTTGCGCTCGTGACCTCTCGACATCTGCGGGTTGTACACCGGCTGCTGGCGGTAGAAGACCTGGGCGCTTTCGTGTGCTCGAAGCGGCTGCTTCTTCGCGTTCAGGAAGCCGGTGGCGTTGCCTTTCTCCCAGATCCATTCATACCGGTAGTGCTTCGGGTTGCTGGCCCCGACCATCGATGCGAACGGCTGGGCCGCGCATAACACGATGGCTGCCTCAGGCTTGGCGATCCGCAAGTACTCACGCCAGAGCGGCTCAAAGGGGATGATCACATCCCAGGCACACTGGGTTGTGCCGTAGGGCAGATCGGCCAGCACCATGTCGACGCTGGCGTCCGGCAACTGCCTCATTGCCTTCAAGCAGTCGCCGAGATAGAGCTGGTATTCGCCCATCACCGCGGCCCCTTGTAGCAGTACACGTAGGCGAACCAGGCGAGGGCAATCATGGCGTCACCTTCAGTCCGTCGGCTTCGATGGCCTTCTGGCACGCGCTCCGCATGCGGTTGGCGGCGTGGAAGGCGTCCATGTGGCTGTCATCGATTGCATCCTCGGGCACATCCGGCTCAGCTGGCGCCGGCGGCAGATCTACCACAACCGCAGCGCGGGATTCATTCCAGAAGTGCCAGTAGGTGTCGACCGAGCCGTCGGCATAACCGTCACCAGACCGGCCCAGGCACTCCACGCGTATCTCGACCTCAAGGAACCCGCTTTCTTTCATGCGGGCAATGACAGCGGCTTCGAACTGTCCGCGCAGGCTCATGGCGTCACCTCGCGGCGCGCCCATTGCACATACGGGCCGTCATCAGTATCGAAAATCCCGAGCAGGAACCAGTCGTACTCCGGTGGCGTTTCCGGCTCCCAACCGAGGCAGTGACAGGCTTCATCATCCCAGTAAGGATGGGCTTCTAAATCTGAATCCATGTGCCACCCGATCACCTTCAGGCCCTGGGCTCCGAGCCACGCCTTCCACGCTTCGGCGTCTTCATCGAAATCCGGGACGTCGGGGTGATACCAGTACCCGCTTTCGTCACGCACGACTTCGACGGGGCCAATCAACTTTTCTTCAGGCATGACTGTTCCTTTGCCGCTATAGCGGCTGACTTTTGAAGGGGGAGGGAGTTACTGCTTGGGGTGAGTTGCGTTCCAGCGCTCAAAAGCTTCTTGCGTGGTGGCCGCCTCAATCTTCTCGTCGCACTGGTTGCAGGCCGCTACACCACCTGCCGCACCGACATCACGATGCCCTTTCTTGCAGGGATTCATAAGCCAGTCATCTACCTCGTCCGGATCAGCACCTGCAGCTTCGACCACCAGCGTCTTGCCGCATGAATTGCAGAAGTGCATGCCGTTCTCTGTCGGTCCGTCATCGTGGAATGACCAGGTCACACCGCAGCCGCTATTCCAGATGCCGCTGTCGTCATCTTGGCTCCACTCGCAGGTACCGTCGCGGTCAGCATTTCGCTGATCCGCTACGTTCAGGCGCTGCTGCAGGGCGTCACGCACTGCCGCCTGCTGGGCGATAGTAGCTTGCAGTTCGATCAGCTCATCACTCAATCCAGAAATACACTGACCCTGACGCTCGATAGTGGCTTGCAGTTCGGCGAGTTCCGGCGGAGCGGTGTCGATCATCGGCAGCCAGCCTATAGGCGTTCCTTTGCCTTGCGTCCAATGGTCATGGGTCCAGCACCAGCCAGCGAATAGCCATTCATCCTGCTCGTCGTTGTCGAAGTTGTTCGCGCCGATTGTAGGCGCCTCGGTTTCATCTTCGGTGGAATGGTCTTCAAACTCGACCAGCAGTCGAATCAAGGTTCCGTCCTTCGGCGCCGTTTCCATGTCTCGCCATTGCGGATCGTGGTTTTCTTGCTCGCCGCATATCGTGCAAACCAGCATGAACTGACCATCATCCGTCCATTCGTGGGCGCACTCCGGCTGGCGCTCGACGACAGGGGTGGCGTCAGTCATGCGTTGTTCGATCATTTTCCAAACCGGCTCGTACTCGGGCCAGTCGCTTTCGATGACCAGGCACTGTCGGTGTGGGAGGTGCGAGAGCAGAGAAAACATGGGGTCTACCAAGCTGCTGCGATACCCGACAGGAACCTTTTTCAAGTCGCTGCGCTTGATGATGATGTACCGGTTTTCCCGTTGGAAAGTTGAATCGCTCATCCTGCAATCTCCATTGATACCAGATCATGGGCATTCACGACCCGCATGCTGAGGTGTTCGGCGATCATCACTTCCAGCCTGGCGCCCTGCGACAAGTCCCAGCCCGGCAGCAACGCAATCATTCCGCATAGGCCAAGCCGCGTCAGGTCATAGGCCATGTAGTCGGCCCAGACCGCACCCTCGACGGTGCCGTGGTCGGCCGGGTTCTCGACCTCGTATCCCGCAGCGCGCAGCCGGGCGGCCATGGTGTTGAAGGCCGGGTAGTTGAAGTCGGCGATGCCGGTCATTGGCCCGGCCAGGTAAACGCGGTTGGCGCGGGCGGCAGCGAGCGTCACGCCCGGATCGACCAATGTTCGAATGCGATCCACCGCCCGATCAATTGGGCCTTGGATGAATGGTGGCGGTGGCTCGTTCGCTGGCGGCACCATCTGAGTAACCGTTGCGATCATCCCGATAAGCGACTCGGTGACGATGGTCCGGATGTTTTCTGTGGGCATGGGGCGTCCTATGCCGGGTCATGCCCGGGCGGTGGAGTGTGATGAGGGATAAGCTACAGTTGAGCAACCAACAACAAGGAGGTCGCCATGAGCTGCTACATCTGCGGTAAAGACGTTGAGCTTATTCAAACTCCTGATAGCAAGGAGTGCCCTTGCCCGGATTGCGGTCACTATCGGATTTCCGGTACAGCGATAAAGCTTTACGAAGACAACAGTTGGAAATTTGACGTCGAACTGACACGTCGATGGCTTGCCTCGCAGCAAGGAAGCGGCAAAATTCCATTGATTGATTCTGATAGGGCCAAGTTGTTGATCGGACGTTAGGCGGCAACTGCTTCGCGTTCTGCCATGCGCCATGGGTCGTTGGCCCTGGCCAGTGCCGCCATCGGTGGTGGGCTTACGCTGTTGCCGCACATGTGCACCTGCTGGGTTTTGGTGAACGGCTTGCCGTCGGCGCCGTGGCTGATGATGTAGTCGGCGGGGAAGCCCTGAGCCTTGTACAGCTCGGCCGGTTGCAGCATCCGCAGGCAAATGTCGACTATCACGTAGGGCGTGCCCTTGATGGTCACCGTGACCAGGCCCAGTCGGTCCTTGGTAGTGATGGTCGGTGCTGGCTCGCCGGCGCCGCTCACGTTCTCGGTGCCGTAGTAGCTGATGAGGAATGCCGCGACCCGGAGTGCACCGGCTTCAACCTCCGGAGAAAGCTGGAACTCAACCAACGAGCTCTTTCCGCCACCGCCTGCCGTGATAGTTGGTGCTGGCTCATCCACCGCCTGGCCTACGCTGGCACCGAACTGACGCTCCATGAACGCGGTGACCAGTCCGTGGTGGGTGCCGCCGGCGCTGATGGTGTGCAGCGGATCGGCAGTGTCCCGCGCATCGCAGTTGCCGCGCAGGTGCACCAGGTTCGCAGTCACCAACTGCTGCTGGCTCCCAGTATTGGTTACCGTGGTCATCGGGTCTTCAATGCTCTTGGCGTCGGTGGTGTTGAAGCCGCCATTCATCTGGGCCATGAACACCGTCGATATTCCCATTGCGTGGGCAGCACCGGCCGGGCGTTGGTAGTTGCCGCCGCTGGTGATGGTCGGCAGTGGTTCATCGAGTGCTTTGCCTTCATCAGCAAACCTGAACTTCACCAGGTGCGCCGCGGCCAGAGCGTGTTTCACCCCGCCGGCGACCACCGTGCCCAGCGGCTGATCGAGGCCAGGCACTCGCGGCTCTTGGCCGACGCGCTCGCCGTACCCGGTTTGGATCAGTGTTGGGCTGATTAGTGTCAGCTCGCCGCGGTTGGCACAGGTCACCGTCGGTAGCGGGACGTGTGGGTCGTTGATCCGGTCGCTGCCCTGGTGCGTGGCCGGCGCGATGATCGGGCTGGCCATAGCGAACGAACCACCGCGCGGCCAAGACGTCACGGTCCGCAGCGGATCCTGTGCTGACTGCACGCTTTCACCGGACCAGTTCGCGATCGGCACGATGAACGGGTCAGCGGCATCGATGACGAACTTCTTCATGCCCTTGGCGATCCGGCGCAGGGTGGCCGGTGCCAGCGGCTTTGGCCGGTCGAAGATGCTTTTGCTCGGGATCGTCCAGTCGATGCACTCAGCGGCTGTGCGCCACTTCTGCTGACCCTTTGCTGGGTGCTTGGCATGGGTCGGCGCCGGCCAGACAACCGGCTCACCGTCACAGCGGGCGATCATGAAGAGGCGTTCCCGGCTGGTCGGCGCGCCGAAGTCGCATGCCTTGAGGACTCGCCACTCAACGACATAACCCAGGTGCTGCAGCTCGGCAACGAAGGTTGCCCAAGTCTGCCCGCGTCGTTTTGGATCGGGCACCAGGAACTGTTGGTGGACCGGAACGACTTCACCTGGCTCAGCAATGCTGCCGCCCAGCTTCATCACTCGGCCAGTGGCCTTGCAGCGCTTGGCGATCAGCGGCCCCCACTGGAGGATCTGTTTAACATTCTCCAGGCTGATGACGCGGGGCTTCTTCTTGCCAGCCCACTTCAGGCCAATCCACGACAGGTTGCGAATCTCACGCTTACGCGGCTGACCGCCAGCGGCCTGACTGTGGTGCGTGCAGTCCGGCGACATGTGGAACCAGCCAACCGCCTTACCGTCGCATTCGGTGTCCGGATCACCGTCAAACACGTCGGTGGTGTAGTGCACAGCGCCCGGATGGTTGACGGTGTGCATGCTGATCGCCTGAGGGCTGTGGTTCTTTGCAACATTCACCGCGCGGCCCAGGCCCATCTCCAGCCCGGTACCGGCGCCGCCACCACCGCAGAAGAAGTCGACAACGATCTCATCGTCCTGAGTGCTGAAGCCGAGTCCGTATTGAGTTTTGAAATCGAAGGGGTGTTTCTTCTGTTGTGCGGACATAGGGGATCCTCGCCGACTGGCGTGATTCATTGAAGTGGGTTCATTTCTTCGGGTAGGTCTTGGTCAGCGCGCCATTGACTGCATGGCCGCGCATCAAAACGACATTGGCCAACTTCTCCCGGTCTTTCGCGCTGTGGCTGGCTTGGCTGAGTAGGCCGAAGTAACTGTTGGCGGTTTCGCGAAGATCCTCGGCCGGCGCTGCGGCTGTCCGCTTCAGTGCCTGGGCCAGTGATCGCTTGCGGGTTGATCGCCGCCACGGCTTGATGACGTGGCCAACGAAGTCGACGCCGCGATCTACCGGCTGAAGAATGGTCTTCGATGGGTTTAACTTGGCGCCGAGGCTGGGCAGGAATGCTTCGACCTCTTCCAGCCAGGCGTTGAGCTGTTGCGGGGATTCATGCAGGAACACGAAGTCATCGACGTAGCGGACGTAATGCTTGGCGCCGAGCTTGTGCTTGGCGAACTGGTCCAGCGCGTCGAGGTAGACGTTGGCGAAGAACTGCGAAGACAGGTTGCCGATCGGCAGGCCAAGGTGCGCCGGCTGCGCGGTGAGGCGCTTATGCTGCGGCACCCGGTTGAACAGATGGGCCGGGCTGCGCACCTCGTAGTCTTCGCGAGGGTCGTGCATCAGGATCTGTTCGGCGAGTGCCAACCACCATGGTTCGGTGATCTTGGCGGCCAGCTGCTTGCGCAGAACCTCTTTGTCGATCGCGACGAAGAAGTTTGCCAGGTCACACTTGAGGTAGAAGATCGGCTTCGACCAGTTTTGACTGGCGCTGCGGATCTTCGCTTCAAGCCGGGTTGCGGCGTACAACGTGCCGCGCCCGGGAATGCATGCGCAACTGTCCGCTATAAAGCTGGCGTAGAAGCGCGTCGACACATGGTTGTACAGCAGGTGGTGGACGACGCGATCCCGAAACGCAGCAGCCCAGACTTCTCGGGCTTTCGGGCGGGTGACTACGAAGCAAATCGAACGGCCTGGCCGATAAGTGCCGGCGATCAGGTCGATGTGGAGTTGGATGAGGTTCTGCTCCAGATCTACTTCGAAAGCCAGCGCGCTGTCGCTGTTGCGCTTGGACCGCCGGCAGTCGTAGTAGGCTTGGACAAGATCGCAGAACGGGTAGGGACCAACGTTCGAATCTGCGGACGGGGCGGACGCGGAGCTCGTTGTTCTTGTCGTTGTTGTTCTGATTGCCATCATCGAAGTTCATGTTGAATGCGTTGTTGGCGGAGCGCTGCGACCTATCGTGCTATCTACGTCGCCAAGCCGAAGACAGAGCCGATCAGCGAGGAAACTGCGCGAGACCTGCACGGACGCTTTAGACCGTCGGTATCTCTGATGCGCATGGCGGTGACCCAGAGGTCAGCGGCACGACCAGATTCAATTCGCACAGACCTGAAAGCCGTAACTCTCAGGTGGCGGGCGCGGTTGGGGTAGAACGCTTCCAGGCGGAGGCCTGTTTGCCAATCGAGGTGGTGACCTCTATCGCAGTGGCATGCTGCGGAACGCTGATGAACCTACTGTCTTTGAAAAGACGCATCAGGAACTCGATAACCTGGACCTTCTCTACCAGCAGGGTCAGGTGTGGGTGCTTGTCCCGGGTCGAGTTGGCCCGGGCAATCAACATCAGCACGTCAATACACTCATCGATGACGCGCTTCCCGAGAGACTGCTTCAGGTCGCGAGGGATGTTGCGGGTGAGGTTCGTGGCCATCTGGAGCAGGCCGAGAGAAACCTTGTAGATCTGCAAGTCCGTGTGCATCGCCATGGGCGCGCTCTCCAAGAGCAACCGGCCGCAAGCGGCCGGATTAAATAAGCAAATTAATCAATCAATTGACTGCGGACGGGGCGGACGCGGAGCTCGTTGAGCTTGACGCTGGTGGTCTGAATGCCAGCATCGAAGTGCATGAGGAATGCGAGGTCGGCGGAGCGCTGCGAACTCGACCAGTACGCACGTGGATTGAAGGCTTCTGCGCCACCTTCTTGGAATGCCGCCACCGTTGTTTGTGTAGGTGAGTCCTCGGTGTGCAGCAGGCCGACAGGCTCGCTGTTCGGGTTGTCGCCGCTACGGCCGTACTGCCAGTTCGTTTCGGTGGTCGGCTTGAAATGGCGATACTGCAGTTCCTGCACGTCGCGCGCCGGGATCGCCCAGTCGGTGTAGCCGCCGATGTCAAGGGCCAGCACCTGCTGTGCCAGTTCACTTCCAGCGGCAGCCATTGCTTCTGTGTTGGCGCGGCTGTTGGTGAAGCTGTCGGCGCCCTCGATCTTCTCGCCGTACTCACCCCAAGCCCCGACCAGTTCGTGCGCGGCGCCAGCGGTGATGTTCAGGTAGCGCTTGCCGGTGTCCGGGTCGCGGGTGATGCCGGTGAAGAACCCGCCGCCGAACGCCTGGCCGATTTCCGGGATGGTCATTGCTGGTGCTGCTTGAGCTGCTGCGGACATGGTCTTTCCTCTTTTCGAGGGCAACAAAAAAGGCGCTGCTGCGCCCGGTGCCGGATCAAGAACGAATGAATGAAGGATTAAATGAAGTGTCTGCGGACGGGGCGGACGCGGAGCTCGTGGAGCTTGTCGGTGTTGAACTGACTGCCAGCATCGAAGTACATGAAGAATGCGTGGTAGGCGGAGCGCTGCGAACTCGACCAGTAGTAGCAGTCCTGGGCGAACACCTCAGGGCAGTTCAGCCAGCTGTGGTACAGCTCGGCGGCGGCGGGCAGGTAGAAGTCATGGTGACCATCGGCCTGATATTCAGCGCAGGCATCGGCTGCCGGATATTTCCTCTCGTCATCGTTGCCGATCAGTACCTGCGCGTTGGTGTAGCCGTCGGTCTTGCTGAGGCCTTTCACCTCAACTCCACGGCCGCCCCATTCGAAATCGCCGATGTCATCCTTGGCGATGATCAAGTAGTGCGCCGGGACATCGCCACGCCCTGCCACCAACCCACCATTGAAACCGCCTTGGCCCGGCCAGTACTCGCCCAGCGCCGGGATGGAGTAGGGCGCAATCGGTTGCACGTTGGCCGCTGGTGGAAGCGCCTGAGCAAGCATGCCAGCCATCAACAGTTGAACCATGCGTTCAGGTGCGCCTTTGATCTTTAGGCCGTCGGCCTCGATTGAAATCGTGTTGGCTTTCATGTGATCCCTCGGATTAATTTTGGTCACGATTAGTTGTCACGAAATGCGAATGTGTTCGGCGAGTTGCTCGTTGGTCATCCGGTCGGCGGCATGGATCAGTCGAGTGAGCAGGTCTTGCTCTTCCTCAATGCCAGTCCGCTGCATGGATCGCTTCAGTGCGGCGTCGGTGTTGTGGAAAAGATCAGTCGTGATGCGCCGGGACAGCAGCCTTTCGAGCCGCTGTTCCTCGGTCATCTTTTTGCGCTTGCGCTCTTCCTGCTTGCGCTGCAGGGCGGTCATGGCCATGGCCTGCCTCTTCAATTCCGTGGGCCGGTAGATCCAGCCATGTCTGTCGTCGGCGCTGGCGCACCTGGTTGCTGAGTCGCTTCAAGGTGGCCCCGGGAACTGGATGTTGTTCTCACGTGCGATCAGCCTGGCGCGCTTCGATTCCATACCCATTTCCTTGGCCGCCTCGATGATGGTCTTGCCGGCCTCGGCGAGTTCCTTCAGCCGCGGCGCGAGCTTGTCGCGCTCGGCCCGCAGTTTGTTGCTGTGGGATGTCCCGAACATGGCCTCTCTTTCACCGCTGACGCCGGCGGGGATTTCCTGCACCTCATGGCCGGCGCCGAAGTACTGATCCAGCTGCTTGTTCAGGTTCGCGACGATCGAGTCGCGCGGATTGGGCATTGGCACTCCGATCATTTGTCCCACCCATCGATGTTCACCTTCGCTCCGTCGGCACGCGCCTCCAACACCTGCGCCAAGTTGACCGCCGCCTTCCAGGTGAATCGAAAACCCTTCACCTTACCGGTCGTACGCTCGATGACGTGGTAAGCGTTCACGCCCTTGGTCACGACCTGAAAGCGGATTTTGCTGACCGGGGCGTCTTTCCCGATCATCGCGTAGAACTCGGCGGTGGCCGCCGTCGCGCGGATGTGGAGGGCAATGTTGCCTTCGACTCGCGCTTGCATTAATGGGTGCATGGCAGATCCTCGGTGTTGGGTTGCGTGTATTCGTCAGCACTCGGGCCGTCTGCTGGTTGCCGTTGGGCGCAGGGGAGTGCTGACGGATAAGGCAGGCGTAAAAAAGCCCGATCGGAACCGGGCTTTACCACTTACGTAATGAGCCTACTGAGCCATGAGGGCCGGGTAGGTAGCTGTCGTTTACATGGCTGCCAATCCTCCGGGCTGAGTTGAACCATCAGGCTTGCCCTGGCGGCTGGTTACGCTGCAGGTGGCCGGCACTCCCCGGCACGTATCAGGCCTGGCTTCTCGTACCTGAGAAGCCCCGCGATTCACCCACAAAGAGCAATGAATGAAGGACTAAATAGGGAATCTGCGGACGGGGCGGACGCGGAGCTCGTCGCCCTTGCCGTTGCTGAGCTGAATGCCATCATCGAAGTGCATGTAGAATGCGTAGTAGGCGGAGCGCTGCGAACTCGACCAGTACCAGGTCTTCTCGAAGTGCTCCGCGATGGTCTGCCAGGCGTGATTCAGTTCGCCGATGCTGGGCAGATAGAAGTCATGGTGGCCGTCGACGGAGTAACTGCCGGCCGCCTCAGCAGCTGGGAATGACTCGCCATGTTCCAGCAGAGTCGTAGTGTTCAGGATCCCGTTGATCTTGCTGGTGGCTCCAGTCTCGGTGCCGTAGTCGCCCCACGCATGTTCGCCAACATCGGTTGCAGCGAAGATGTGATGGTAAAGCTCACCGTCTTCGCCTTGGCGAATGCCGGCGTAAATACCGCCTTGGCCTGGCCAGACTTCACCGATGGCTGGCGGTCGGATGTTCTGTGCTGTGTTCATGGTGGTTCCTTGTCGGGTTGTCATCCCGATGCACCCTGTCACCAAGGTGCAGCAGCGATGCACTCCCTTATATGGATCTTGAGGCTTGAGTGTTGAGGCGTTCTTGCTCCGCCTTGCTGGCGTAGGTTTTTGAGCCCGTTAATTTTCTGATTAGTTTTGGAAGCAAGACGCGCTGGGTATAGGTGTTGCCGGTGAAAACCTCGTAAATGGTTCCGAGGGCATGCAGGAATACGATCTTGGATATAGGCAGTTTCATGGCTTGCTCCACTGATGGACGACATCCCGCTGCACCTATGGCCAAGGTGCAGAAGTGATGCCGTCCGTTACCCGCGAGTCCGGTCTTTCAGGATGCGAACCCGATCTTCATCGAACCATTCAGGCTGAAGCAGCACGTTGTTTTTCAGCGCACAAGGGGGCTGAAGCCGATACTGATCTGGTCCATTTAGTTGTTGGGCTCGTGCGGTGATGACTCCGTAGAAGCCGGTAATCGTGTCCTCAGCTTTCTGTCCAAGCTCGATCATGATTTCTCTCTCTGTTGGAGTTACGCGGCGCGTTCCAGTGTTTCGGCACGTCGGGTAATGCGGATCTGGGCAATCCGAACCGAAGGTGGTCGGCGATCGCGTCGTGCGGGTTCGACTGACTGGATGTTTGCCATGGCGTTCATTGCCAGCAGCGCGGCCAGGACAAAGCACATGGGGGAGATGATCTGTCGGCGCATCGCCTCGGCCACCAGAGCGGCACGGCGAGTGACGCCGAGCTTGAACATTGCGTTGGTGAGGCGCTTCGCAACGGTGCCCGGCGCTATGCCGGCTTCCCGGGCTATTTCCTTTGCAGTCAGCCCCAAGGCAACCCACAAAAGGAACTGAAGTTCTCGCGGTGCCAGGCCGCGCCCGAGATGACCCTTCCATGTGCCATTTACGATTTCTGTTTCCATCGTCGTGATTCCCAGTTGATTTCCATATTCAGCCTGTCGAAAGGCTTAATTGACTGAGGGCTGAATTCGCCGATCTGACACCCTTCGTTCCGGACGTATCGACTGGTCATCGATCATCGTGCGGACCGCAATTACGGCGAGCACGACACAGGCCGGGCAAATTATTTGGCGCTTCATAGCCTCGGCGACCATTGCTGACTGCCTATGCACGCCGAGCTTGAACATCACACTTGAAAGGCGCTTGGCCACGCTGCTTGGTGCGAGCCCGAAGCCTTTTGCGATCTCTTTAGCGGTATGTCCCTGGGCAACCAGAAGCAGGAATTGAACCTCTCGGGGCGCCAAGCCGCGCCCGAGATAACCTCGCCAATCGCCGCTGATGATTGCTTCTTCCATCGTCGTGACTCCCGGTTGGTTTCCCAATGCACCTGGCCAACCAGGTGCATCAGTGAAAATTTCCGTGTCCCTTCGGCGCTGCTGGCGCGGTACGGGCTCGTTCAAGTTGTTTCTCCGACCGCGACTCAGTCCGCCGGATAACTGTTTGCGGTGCTTTACGCTGCACACCCGGGTCAGTTGCCAACCCTCTGAACCGTTGAGGCCGGTTCATCGCTGCCTTCCCTCTGGCCGGTTGTTATCCGGCGATGGGCAAAATATAGGGCAGCCTTTATTTAGAGTCAACAGGTATACCTTTATTTTTAAAAAAAAGATGTCAGGTGGCTTTAAAAAGCGGTGCGTTTTTTTCTTGGGACAAGAAAAAGCCCGGCTAGGCCGGGCTTCAGAAGCGGGGGAAGGCGCGTTATTAGGAAGCTGAGTCGCCGACTTTTTCGACTTTGGTGAATTTGAACAGGAAGTCGGGCTCCGTCATTTTTCCTTGTTCGCTCACGTTTTTGACCTTGCCCAAGGCGCCAGAGAACATCACGACATTGCCCTCGGCCATCTCAGAAATCGCCTCATACAGGGGCGAGCCATTCTTGATAAGGGTGTTTGAGCCTGCGTCTGAGAAGCTGTTATTCCAGGTGCTAACAGTGATGTTGTCGACTAGAAGCTTGATTGTGATAAAGGCGTCACCATCGCCATTGGTCCCGAGCTTTTCAATGGTCCCATACCATCCCGAAATTTTTCTGGGATCACCCTTCAGCTTGGCGAAGGCGTCCATTCTTTTTTTCGTGACTGAAGACTTCTTCAGCTCATTCGGCGCCGCCTCATACTGTGATGAGTAATCCTGGACAGTTTCAATAAATCCCTTTTGGAAATCGCTGACTGTTACTGTCTTCGTTTCGGCGGAAACTACGCCGCTTGAAGCGAGAAAAAATAGAAGGGCTGCGATCTTTTTCATGGGCTTCTTCCGTGATTTCGGCAGATTGCCGGGTAGGGGGGGAATTACCAGAGGGCTGATGACCAAAAGACTCGGCCTAAGACCGCGATCTCTTTCTGGAGCATGTCCTGAACTGTGTACTCTTCGTCCGGATGCTCATCACGATTAAAGCTCCGCATGCGAATCCCGCCACCAGGTAGGCGATAGAGCGTTTTAACCCGCAACTGCCCGCCGTGGTCGATAGCGTACATTTTACCGTCTGTGATTGAAGTCGTTCCGCGGTCTACGCCGACGGTGCTGCCATCCGGCAGGACTGGCTCCATGCTGTTTCCAGATACTGTTACGCAAACCGCTTCCGAAGGCTGAACGCCTTGTCGGCGCAACGTTATTTTTCCAAAGCGAAGCTTTTGTTTCGGCGCCTGTTGGACGGAGGTAATTCCCGTGCCTGCGGACAGTTCGACTTCCTTGAGAAATGGCACGTAGACCTCATCGTCATCCAGCGGGGTGTCATCGTCCCATACATCTATGGGGCCGAGTAGTACCGCATTTGATTCAATAGTCGAGGTTGTTTTTTCGGGCTGAGGCGTGTGTTTACCTTCCGGTGAGCCAGTCCCATCTGAAAGCCAGACAGGATCGACACCGCACACCTGGGCAAGCTTGATCAGATGCCCAGACGTGCGCGTGAGTCCGCGCTCAATCTCCGAAACTGAGGCCTGTTTAATACCCGCCCGCTCCGCAAGTTCAACCTGTGTAAGGCCGGCATTCTTTCGGGCGCGCTTCAATCTGTCTTTGAGTTCCATGCCAGACAATTTATAGGCCAACCTTTAGAGTTGCAAAAAGGTATTCCTTTCCCTACCATAAAGGCATCCCTTTATACGGGCGGAGATTCGATGAATACCACTTTCCAAAAGCTCGTTGAGCATTTCGGTTCGCAGTCAGCGACCGCGGCCGCCCTAAAAGTTAAACAGGGTTCGGTCAGCGGCTGGGTCCGTGGGCTCCATGGCTGTTCAGCTGAAGTCGCACTGAGAGCCGAGATCGTAACTGGCGGGAAGATTCTTGCTCGTGACTTAAGGCCAAGTCTTCCAGGCCAGGCGGCCTGACTGTTGAACCAATTATCCATGGCTCAGAAGAGAAAGAGCAGAACCACGGATTAGCTGTTTATTCATCCAGTACCTAAATGACAGGCACAAAAAAGCCGGTGGCTAGACCGGCTTCTTCACAACACAAACATTTGAGGGACCATTATGAACACGATCGTCGCTCCAAGCAATACGGTCACTATGTCGAGCCGGGAGATTGCCGAACTCACCGGGAAACAACACAAGGACGTCATTCGCGACATCCGTGTAATGCGCAAGGCACTGGCAGATGATGGCGCAGATCTGCGCCATCTCCAGGAGATCAAGGATGGCCGGGGTTACACCGCCGAATTCCACCTTGACCGCGTTCTGACTGAAACCCTATTGACCGGCTACAGCATCCCGCTTCGCCATCGTGTCGTGACACGTTTGAGCGAACTGGAAAACGTGTCACGACAGGTTGTCACGATTCCTCAATCCCTCCCCGAAGCCCTTCGTCTTGCCGCCGATCTGGCAGACAAGAACGGTGAGCTGCAGCGCCTGATTTCAGATCAGGCCCCGAAGGTCGCCGCCATCAAGCGGCTTGCAGCAGCCGGCGGAGCGATCTGCATCACCGATGCCGCCAAGCAGCTTGGTATGGCTCCGGCACGCTTATTTGCATGGCTTGAGCAACACCGCTGGATATTCCGGCGCCACGGGTGCAAGCGCTGGGTCGCCTATCAGCCACGCATCACCACTGGGCACATGACACACAAGGTCACAGCGTTGAAGCCGGACCCGGAAACCGGGATCGAACGCGCTGCATTCGACCCGATGGTTACCCCGAAGGGCCTCACGCGTCTCGCTGAACTACTGCAGGAGGCCGCGTAATGGCCGGCGACTGGATCAAATTTGAACTCACCACCCTGGACAAGCCCGAGGTCTGCCAGATCGCCGACTTGGCCGATATCGACCCCGATGCTGTCGTCGGCAAGCTGATGCGTGTATGGGGCTGGTTCGACCAACAAACCGAAAACGGTAACGCTCCGAGCGTTAGCAAAAAGTTACTTGATCGTCTCGTCGGCGTTATCGGTTTCTGCGAGCACATGAAGTCGGTCGCTTGGATGATCGAACTCGACGGCGTGATCAGCCTTCCGCATTTCGACCGGCACAACGGGAAGACCGCTAAAAACAGGCTTCTCACGGCAAAACGTGTGGCAAACCACAAGGCGAGTAACGGTAAAGGTAACGCTGCAAACGTTAGCGGCGCGTTACCTAAAGAAGATGTAGAGAATAATAAAGAACCTCTCTCTGCGCAGGAGCCTGTCGATCCTCGAATGCCCAGCGAAATGACCCTCGACTGGGTACCGGATGAAACGCTGCTGAAGACTTATGCCTTGCACCGCGGGTTGTCGCTGGATCTGTTCACCGAGGAAGTTCGTGTCGCTTTCACTGGTCATTACGAACCACAGCATCAGTGCAACACCCAGGCTGAATGGGTGGGCATGTTGGTCAAGTGGGTGAACAACGACAAAGCCCGGGCAGCGGCCTCCAATGTGAAGCAGTTTAAGCCGAAGCAAGCCCCTGCCTCCGATTTCGACGATGACGACACCGACTGGCCGAACGGGGTGAAGTCATGAAGACCGTCTCCGTGATCGCCCAGGATCTCTGGGCCAAAGCCCAATCGGGTGAGTTCATCGCCGCTGGCGATACGACTCCAGTCGCAAATGAAGCCAACAGCACGTTGGTGACAGCCATCAACGAACTGTTCAAAGAACTGCGCTCCATTCGCTCGGCGTGGCGCCAGGCGTGGCCGGACAAGGAGACTTACCAGGCTTCAAAGCGCCAATGGTTTCAGGCATTTCTCGAGGAAGGCATCTGCACTCAGGGTCAGATCGATTTCGGCATGACTCAGGTTCGAAAGCAGCCCGGCGACTTCATTCCAAGCCCTGGCCAATTCATCGAATGGTGCAAGCCGACCCCCGAAATGCTCGGGCTTCCATCGCTCGCTGCGGCGCACCGCGAAGCCTGCCGCAATGCTCACCCGGGTATGGCTGGGCAGGGCAAGTGGTCGCATGACGCGGTGTGGCACACGGCCAAGGAGTGCGGGTTCGAGAACCTGAACAAGCTCGACACCTCGCTCAGCCTGAAGCTATTCGAGCGCAATTACACCATCACCATTCGCCGGCTGCTGGCGGGCATGCCGCTTCAGCCGATGCCGAAGGCGCTGCCCGCACGAACCGCGGCGAAGGTTACACCTGAAGTTGGCTTGGGCGCCCTTGCACAGCTGCGCGCCACGCTGGGAGGTGCCCGTGGTTAACCCGTATCTGGTGATGACCAATCCCGCCGAGTACCGATTCGCCGTGCACTGCTGCGGCTACAAGTTGGATCTCACTGACAAGCCAGATCGCGCGGTTGCGCTGTTCGAACATCGTGCTGTTGCCCAGCAGTTTGGCCGTTTGATGTGGCCGAGCACCTTCGAAGTCATCGACATCATCACCGGGGAGAAGGTATGAGCGCCTATCTGAACGACATTCTGATTCACCTATGGCTCATTTTCATGCTGATCGCTGCCGGTGGGGTGCTACATGGCATTCGTCTGATGACCCGACGTAGGCGGCTGGCGCGGGGTGAGCGCCCATGAAGTTGCCAAGCCCCAAGCTGTTCAAACAGAAACCCGTTCGCGCCAAGTCCATCGACCGCGAAGGACAGGAGCAGGCAGCGCTGATGACTGAGTTGCGCATCCGCATGCCGGAAGTCGCCGACCTGATTTATCACGTCCCCAACGGCGGCCATCGCCTCAAGTCGGTGGCGGCAAAGCTTAAGCAACAGGGCGTGGTGGCCGGTATTCCCGACCTTGTGCTGACCATGGCTCGCGGCGGTTACTTCGGTCTGTACATCGAGTTCAAAGCCACGCCGCCGAACGATGCCGCGATCTCGGCCAGCCAGCATGAACGTATCCGCAAACTCAACGAGCAGGGATATCTGGCGGTGGTGTGTCGTGGCCATTTCGACGCCATGGAACAGATCCGCGCCTACCTGCGTCTGGCTCCGACTTCGGTGGTCGCATGAGCACCGCCGCGGTCAATCTCTCCGACGCCGAGATCCGCCGGCAGGCCGCTGATTCGTCAGTACACACGCTGCGTGATCCGCGTCATCCGGGGCTCTACTTCCGGTTCAGTGAGGGCAGGGCCCGCGGCTCCTGGTACTTGGTGGTGAAGCGTTCTTGGCGCCGGATCGCCGGATATCCAGACCTCAAGGCCAATGCCGTGTTGGCGGTGCTGCCCGAGCTGCGTCAGCGTCTGGTGCTCAAGCCGAACGCGAGTGCAGCCATCGAGGCCTGGAGCACTGTCGGCGATTTGCTCGACTGGTACGGTGATCGGATGTCGCGGGACCGCTCGCTTTCGGATAAGCGTAAAGCCGGCGGCAAGACAGCGATCGCCTGCCATCTGAAGCCACGCCTCGAAGGCCTGCCTATTCGTGACGTGAGCGCCCAGACTCTCGATCAGATGCTGATGTGGCCGCTGCAAGCCATCCTGTCATTGTCTTATGTGCAGCAGCTCTACCGCCTGCTGTCCGCCGCGTTCCGTCAGGCGCACAAGCTGGACCTGATCCCGGCGAACCCAATGGCCGGCATGAAGTTCGCTGACTTCACCACCGCTAGAATTGTGCCCAAGGCGGCTCGCCTACGCGGCGTTCAGATTCCTGAGGTCCTCACCTTGCTGATCGAGCGTTTTGAGACTGCTCCGGCAGACGCCATGCTGGCCCTGTTGATGCTCTGCCACGGCACCCGCATCGGCGAAACCCGCATGACCCGCTGGGCCGATATTGCGCTGCCCGAACGTGAATGGTTCATCCCAGCCGAGCATACCAAGACCCGAACCGAACACCGCCTGCCGCTGACCGATCAGGTATGCGCTCTGCTGCGTCGGTACCGCGCCGTCCAGTTGGCTGCCGGCTATCAAGGCGCCTACTTGTTCCCTTCGCGCCGTGGGTTGGCGCTCAGCGACAACCAGGCGAGTGCGGTATTCACCCGGCTGGGCATGGGCGAATGGACCAGCCATGACCTGCGCAAGGTGGCCCGTACCGCCTGGACAGACCTCGGCATCGACGGCCACATCGGCGAGATGCTGCTCAATCACTCGCTGGGCAAGATCGCCTCCACCTACATCAACACCCAGGCCACCGAGCAGCGTCGACTGGCGCTGGTGAAGTGGCACGACTGGTTAGATGGGCGTGGCTTCAAGGCCATTCACGGGCAGACAGGCGTTAGATATGAAGAATCGCAAAACACCCTGCAAGCCACGAACGGCGGGGCCTGCAAGGTGATTCCACAATTTGTTAATGGCGAGGTTTAAAAATGGACAAAAAGACTCATGGCCCCGCCTTCAATAAGCAGGTGATCCCGCTCAAGCCGTGCCTGACATGCCACGGTAAAGCGGTGATTAGGGGCGTGTTCCATCAGATCGATTGCATCCAATGCAACGCTTCTGGATGGGTTCGGGAGGACAACGATCAGCCTCTGGCGCTTCAGGATCTCGTCACCCAACTGAGCTTCAACTTGAAGCACGCTCATGGACAGATCGAGCAGCTCCGCAACCCTGCGAGCACGATCAGGGGCAACCAGGTCGACGTGATCAAGTACTACGAACAGAACAACCGTCGCGGCGCCGGCGGCACGAACTTCACAGGGGATTGATCAATGGCCAGAACAAAGAGCTTCACTGAGCGCACCGTGGAAGACCTGCTGGAGCATTGGGGTCGCTGGGTCGTGCTGGGTTCGGGTGTGTCCTGCTGCGCATCTCGCGAGAACACCCTGCATACGCCAATGATCACGGATGACGATGCTCTGATGATCGATGGTCTGATGGGTCGCTTGCTGAAGCGCTATCCGGAATGCGGGAATGTGTTGATGAAGTACTACACCGCGCGGGACAAGGCCTTGGTAGATGTGGGTAAGAAATTGGGGTTTGGGGAAGAGAAGACCAGGCAGCTATGGAAGGCTGGAATTGCATGGATTGATGGGGCTTTAGATATTCGTCGAGAGGCTGCTTGACAGGACCGGGGCCTATATATAGATTTCAGTTACTTTGCGGTTTTTCCGCGAGCAAAGCCCGACTCTGAAGTTGGGCTTTTTGCTTTCTACAGTTCACAGAGCCTCGGCATTTGCCGGGGCTTTTTCTTTTTCGGCTCCACCACACCCATTGCTCCGAGCTGGGAGTGCTGCTGGAGCTGACTTGAATCCGCACGGTACCGCCAATGACTGAAGTCTCGCGCATTGCAGACAGCACCACATTCAAGGTCGCTGTCCCGATACTGCAAACGATCCTGTCGGCCGGTGCCATTGGTGCGTTTGTCTACGTCGTCGGCTCGCTTGGATCACTCCAGGTCCAGTTAGCCAATTACCAAACAAATCAGGCCCTCATCGGCCAGCGGGTCGACTCGTTGGAGCGGTCCAGGGAGTCGACGGACAAGCTGATCGACTCCCTTCGCATCTCGACCCAGCGGCAAGATTTTCAGATCAACCAAGTCGGTGAAAGCCTCAAGGCTCTCGTCCAGACAGGTAGACCCAAGTGAAGCTCCTGCTGATCGTCCTCATGCTGCTCACTGGTTGCGCGCAGAAAGAAACGATCCAGGAGCAGCCAAAGGTTTACCGAACAACCGTTTACCGATACGTCAGCGATCAATGTGTCGATCAAAGCTCTGCGCTGCGCGAAGCACTGAAAAGCCGAGATCATTGGAAGCGCTACGCCGAACGCCTTGAGCAACTACCTGCAGCGAAGACAACCAATGACCCTAATCCCTGAATGGCGAAAGTTCTGGCGAATGACCAGTGTTCAATTGGCGATCGCCGGCGCGATTCTGAATGCCGCAGCGGCTGGATGGTCAGTGTTTCAGGGGGCAGTGGATCCTCTGGTCTTTGCCGTGGTGAACATGGGGCTCAGTATTGCAGTGGCTGTAGCCAGGGTGGTGCAGCAGTCGAAGTTGCACGAGCCGAAAGACGAACCTGCTCAGCCCGAATAGATTGGAGGGGCGATGATAAAGATCGATGCCCATACCAATGTGGAAGAGCTTTCTAAGGCCCTGCGCACGGTTGGTAGCAAACAGATTCCTTTCGCGTTTGCCTTGATGGCCACGCGCTTGGCCATGCTCGTTAAGCAGGGTGAGCTCTTAGTGTTGAGGGCTCGTCTCGATAGGCCAACTGCGACCACGATGAACAGTCTCTATGTGAAGGCTGCCAAGAAGGGCAACCCAGAGGCGCGGACCTTCTTTAAGGATGCATGGACCTCAGGTGTGCCAGCGGACACCTACCTGCAACAGGCAGTGAAAGGCGGTCGCCGGCCACATAAGCGTTTCGAGAAAGCACTGATCGGCAAAGGCATCATGAAGCCAGGTCAGTACGCAATCCCAGCAGCATCAGCACTCAATCAATTCGGCAACGTACCGCGCGGCACGATCATGAAGATCCTGTCGGGCTTGGGTGCGGCCGAGACTGTCAGCGGTGTGCAGGCCAACGCCACGGGCAGTAAGCGCAGCAAGCGCAAAGGCAACGCCCAGAAGTATTTCGCAGGTGATGTCGATGGTACCCAGGGTATCTGGGAGAGGAAGAAGACTGCGTTTGGTGATGCTGTTCGCCCTGTCTTCATCTTCAGCGAGGGCGAGCCTGGGTATCGAGTGATCGTTCCGTTCTACAAGATCGCAGACAACATCGTGAAGGCGAACCGAGCGAAGGAATTCGCCAGCGCGATGGATCAGGCACTGTCGACAGCCCGGGGCTGACGAGCAGGGCAGGGGGTACCCCCCCTTTGGGTCCTTCCCGGGGCCCCGACCCCTTGCGGGTAATTCGGGCCCCGCCCATCAAACATGTATGACCTTTTTTCAGGGGTTGGTTGTTGTTTAATCATGGCCAAAAACGAAACAACCAAGCAGCGCGGATGGTTGAACAAATCCGAGATGGCTTCGAGCCTGGGGATTTCTCCGCAAGCCTTTGACAAATGGGGAGTTGCGCCTGTCGCACGCATCGGTCGCGAGGCGTTCTACACCGTGCAGAACGTAGTCGAAAACCGCGTCGAACACTCGCAACGGAAACAACAACCGGCGGGTGAAGGAACCGAAGGTGTGGATCCGATGATCGAGTACAAGCTGCTCGAAGAGCGTCGCGGTCTCACCGCCGCCCAACGGATAGCTCAGGAAAAGAAGAACCTGGTGCTGGATAAGCAACTGGTACCAGTCCCCTTCGCCACATTTGCCCTTGCCAAAATCGCCGCACAGATCGGCTCGAAACTGGACACCGTCGGCAAGACCGTTACTCGGCGTCACCCAGAGGTTGACCCTCGGATCATCGAGTCGGTGGAGCGGGAGATCGCGCTTGCTCGAAATATTGCCGCCAGCTTTGGCGAGCAACTTCCGGAATTATTAGATGAGTACGTTGAGTCCATGGCTGAATGATCTGCGCAAGTCGATCAAGCTAGGACTCCAGGCGCTCTATAAAGAACCACCCCAGACAGCCGTCGAATGGGCTGACGCCAATTTCTACATGTCGGCTGAGTCCTCCTATAACGAGGGCAAGTGGACGACCGAGCCGTTTCAGGTTGCGATCCTGAACAGCATGGGCAACGACCTGATCAACGTCGTCAACTTCATCAAGTCGGCGCGGATCGGATACACCAAGCTGTTGATGGCGAACATCGGCTACAAGATCCAGCACAAGCGCCGCAACGTGATGATGTGGAGCCCGACTGACCCGGACGCCGAGGACATCAGCAAAAGCCACGTCAACGGCATGATCCGTGACGTGCCAGTGCTGGGCGACCTCGCTCCGTGGTTCGGCCGCAAGCACAGCGACAACACCCTCGATCAAAAGATATTCGCGAACCGGCGGACGCTCTGGATCCGGGGCGGCAAAGCCTCACGCAACTACCGTGAGAAATCCGCCGACGAGGTGATCTACGACGAGCTGTCGAACTTTGACGAAAGCGTCGAAGGCGAGGGCGCGCCGATCACCCTGGGCGACAAGCGACTCAACGGAGCGATCTACCCGAAGTCAATTCGCGGCTCAACGCCGAAACGAGTTGGCTCCTGCCAGATCACCAAGGCCGTCGAAGAGTCACCCTATTTGCTGAAGTTCCATATCAACTGCCCGCACTGCCGGCAGGAACAGACGCTGAAGTGGGGCGGCAAGGATTGCGAGTTCGGCCTGAAGTGGGAAAAGAACGCTCTCGGTGAGGCCGAGAAGGCTTGGTACTTGTGCGAGCACGCAGCCTGCGTCATCTGGCACAACGAGATGGTCGAGGTATCAAAAACTGGCCGCTGGATTTGCGAGCACACCGGTATCTGGACTCGCGACGGCATGGACTGGTATGGCGCTGATGACGAGATTATTCGCACTCCGCGCTCGGTCAGCTTCAGCATCTGGGCGATTTACAGCACCTGGAGCACGTGGCTCAGCCTGGCCGAAGAATGGCTGAAGGTGAAAGGCGACGTCTCGAAGCTGATCACCTTCATCAACACAACGCGCGGCGAAACGTGGGACGACGACCAGGGCGAGAAGCTCGACTCTGAAGTTCTGTACGGTCGCCGCGAGGTATACCCGCAGATCCCGGCCCTCGGTCTGGTGCTCGTGGGTGGCATCGATACGCAGGACGATCGTTTCGAGGGTCGAGTCTGGGCTTTCGGTCCAGGCGAGGAAGCTTGGTTGGTCCATCGCTTCATCCTAATGGGCGATCCGGCCAGCGAAGAGTTGCGCCGCAAAGTTGGCCTCGAGTTGCACCGGCAGTTCACGCGGGTGGACGGCACCATCATGAAGGTGGAGCGCTGGACGTGGGACGCCGGCGGTCACTATGCGGACGAGGTCTACGCCGAGAGCCGCAAGCACGGCGTGCACTGGGTTGTGCCAATCCGTGGTGCGACCATCTACGGCAAGCCGATCGCGAACTTCCCGCGCACAAAGAACAAGGTCCACAAAGTCTTCCTCACCGAGGTCGGTACTGACAACGCCAAGGAGCTGCTCTACAGCCGGATGGGGCTCCCCGTCGATACGGCTGCCTCCCAGGCGGGCGTTTCTCAGCCCGGGGTAGTTCACCTTCCGGCCAATGACGCGATCTGCGACGAGTCGGAGGTGAAGCAACTTACCTCAGAAAAGAAAAAAGCAGCCATATCCAAGGGCAAGCGTGTGATGCGCTGGGACAGCGGCGGACGCAGAAACGAGGCCCTCGATTGCTTCGTGTACGCACTCGCTGCGCTGCGCATCTGTCAGCAGCGGTTTGGGCTTGATCTCGATCTGCTGGTTGCAGCTGTCACCGGCGGCAATGAGCCGGACGCTGAAGAACGGCCGCGGAAGAAATCCTCTCACTGGAATAAAAACTGATGGCCTACACGATCGAGCAATACAACGCCCTGCAGGCGGCCATCGCCGAAGGGGCGTTGTCGGTCCGCTATGCCGATAAGAGCGTCACCTATCGATCACTCGACGAGATGATGCGGATTCTCAAGCTGATGGCTACTGACCTTGGGCTGAACGTCTGCAATGACGGTGGTCGCCGATACGCTTCGTTCTCCAAGGGGTACTGACATGGGGGTGATTGACAGTTTGTTCCCAGGCTTGGCGGCGAAGCGTTCGGAGATGCGGTTGAAGAAACTGCGCACTGACCTGGCGATGGACGTAATTAAGCGCCGGTTCGAAGGCGCTGCCGGTGGCCGTCGTAACGATGGATGGCGTAGTTCGGGTACTGATGCCAACGCCGAGAACGCTCCTGCACTTGCTGTGCTCCGAAATCGAGCGCGCGACATGCGCCGGAATAATCCGTACGCCGAGCGGGCCGTGACCGGCATCGCCGATAATGTGGTTGGCGCTGGCATTGTCCCTCGCCCGATGGGCAAAGACCGCGACAACAAAGCACTGGTCGCTCTCTGGAAGGCTTGGGCCGAAACCACGCTGTGCGATGCGGATGGTTTGGAGAATTTCTACGGCCTGCAGCACAAGATCATGGAAACGGTCGCGGAGTCAGGCGAGTGTCTGCTTCGGCGTCGGCGCCGTTTCAGTTCTGACGGTCTGCCTGTGCCAGTACAGCTTCAGTTGCTTGAGCCCGATTTCCTCGACGAGAGCAAGGCTGACATCGTCGGCTTAAACAGAATTATCCAAGGCATCGAGTTCGATGCGCTTGGTCGTCGAGTGGCCTACTGGTTGTTCGACGAGCACCCGGGAGGGAATCGGGTTTGGGGTTCGATGCAGTCAAAGCGCGTCCCCGCTGAAGACGTCATACACATCTTCCTGCCGAAGCGTCCAGGGCAAGCTCGCGGTTACACGTGGTTCGCCCCCGTCATGCAGCGCATGCGCAGCTTCGACGAGATGGAAGATGCGGTCATGGAGCAGGCGAAGATTGCTTCTTGCTTCGCTGCATTCATCACAAAAGATGAAAACAATGGAACAGCCGGCATCAAAAAACCGCCGCTGCTGGATCGCGTCGAGCCTGGAATCATTCAGGAGCTTGGCTTTGGCGAGAGCGTGAGCTTCGGCACACCACCATCGTTCAATGGGTACACCACCTACTCGTGGCAGCAGCTGCATGCCATGGCTGTAGGCATGGGCATTCCTTACGAACTTCTGACTGGTGATCTCAAGGGCGTCAACTTCTCAAGCGGTCGGTTGGGCTGGCTCCATTTTGCCAGGCGTGTAGACGTCTGGCAGTGGCGAATGCTGATTCCTCAACTCTGCGATCAGGTCTGGCGCTGGTTCATGGAAGGCCAGGTGCTGCTGCCAGCTGGTGTTCGTGATGACGTCAAAGCGCAGTGGGTTCCGCCGCGTCGGGACATGGTCGATCCGAAGACCGAAACCGACAACGTCAAGGATCGCGTCCGCAACGGACTGACAACCTGGCCGGATGCGCTTCGCGAGCTGGGCGTCACCGATCCAAAGCAGCACGCAAAAGACATCGCCGATTCCAACGCTTTGATCGACAGCCTGGGCCTTGTCCTCGACTGCGATCCTCGCATGGTCGCGGCTGCCGGCGCGGCCAGTCAGCCGCCACCTACAGAAGAGAAAACCGACGATGGCAAACCAGAACCAGCCGACGACGAATAAGACCCATGACACTCCGATGCTCAGTCTCCGCGCCGCTGTGCGCGAAGGTTCGGTCGACGTTGAAGCGCGCACCGTAGAGCTGGTCTGGACCACAGGCGCCAAGGGCCATCGCTGGTCATGGGACGTCGGCAGCTACATGGAAGAACTGGAAGTAAGCGATGAGGCTATTCGGCTTGAACGGCTGAACAACGGCGCACCTCTACTTAATTCGCACAAGTCCGATGACCTGAATGACGTCATTGGAGTTGTGGAGAGAGCTTGGCTCGAGGGTGATCAAGGTCATGCAGTCGTTAGATTCAGTAAGCGAGACGATGCAGAAATTATTTTCAAGGATGTCCAGGACAAAATTTTAAGGAAGATCAGCGTCAAGTACATCGTCCATCGCTACCAAATTACCGAAGAAAGCGACGAGAAGATTCCTACATATCGAGCTGTCGATTGGGAACCATTGGAGCTGTCTGTTGTGCCAATTGCTTTTGATGACGCCGCCAACATCCGTAGCGCCAAAACTCCGGCCGAATACAAAGGGCAGCGATTCCCCACCATTTTTGAAGTTCGGGAGGCAGATAAGCCCTCCGAAACACCGGCCGCCGTGCCTACGACCCAAGAGGAAGATGCAATGACCGATGAAGAGAAGCGCGCGGCGGAAGAAGCGAAACGCGCGGCCGACGAAACCCTGCGCCGTGAATCTGCTGAAGCTGAACGCAAACGCAGCCTGACCATTCGCACAATGGCCCGTAAAGTTGGCTTGGGCGATGATGCTGTTGTCGATGATCTGATCGAGCGCGGCGTTTCCGTGGGCGATGCAAGCTCCGCGCTGATCGACGCGGTGGCCGAACGCCAGGCAAAGGATCAGCCGAACACCCGCAACAGCCAGAAGACTGTGGTGACCGGCGGCCAAGACCAGACTGTTCTGACGGCTAAACGCGAAGCCATGCAGAACGCATTGCTGCACCGCTGCGACGCCAAAATCAAACTCGAAGATGCCGGCCGGGAGTTCCGTGGCATGCGCCTGGTGGACATGGCTCGTGAGTTCGTCGAGATGTCCGGGGGTAATCCCCGCGGCATGACCCCGCAGGAACTGGCGCGCGCCGCACTGGGTTGCGACCGGCAGGCCGTTCGCGCCGCTGGCATGCACTCCACCAGCGATTTCCCGCTGCTCTTGGGCAGCACTGTCAATCGCACTCTGCGCGATTCGTACGCCAATGCCCCGCAGACCTGGCGTCCGCTGGGCCGCCAGACTACCGTGCCGGATTTCCGCGCAGTTACCCGGGCAGCACTGGGCGACATCGCAGCGCTGGAACAGGTCAAAGAACACGGCGAGTACAAATACGGCACGCTGTCCGAGGACGGTGCACCAATCAAGGTCGCCAAGTTCGGCAAGATCATCGCCATCACCTGGGAAACCATTGTTAACGATGACCTGGGTGCGCTCACCCGCATCCCCGCTGCGCTGGGTAATGCGGCTGCTGCGACCGAGTCCAACGTGGTATGGGCTCTTCTGCTGGGCAACCCCAACTTTACCGATGGTGTCCCGTTCTACGACGCGAGTCACGGCAACGTCGCCGGGAGCGGTGGCGCGATCAACACCACCACGTTGGCAGCTGCTCGCGCTGCGATGCGCAAGCAAAAATCTAAGGCTGGTGAGTTCCTCAACCTGACGCCGGAGTTTCTGGTTGTCGGCCCGGACAAGGAACTGGAGGCATTCCAGTTCACCAGCTCGGTCTACGTGCCGGCGAAGAACGCCGATATCAATGATGTCCGCAACGCATCGCTGACGGTGATCGTGGATGCCCGAATCACCGGCAACCAGTGGTACCTGTTTGCCGCGCCTGGCTCAATCGACACGTTCGAATACGCCTACCTCGAAGGTGAGCAGGGCGTGTTCACTGAAACGCGGGAAGGCTTTGAAGTCGATGGTATGGAAATCAAAGCGCGCTTGGTCTTCGGCGCGGGCTGGATCGACTACCGCGGCGCGTACAAAAACCCAGGCGCTTAACTCGCCAGTTTGATCTGAACCCAAAAGGGCGCTGAGAGGCGCCCTTTTTGTTTTCCAGTTTCTGTCTCTAAAGGGGACCTTGCATGAAGACTTTCATCCAGCACGGCGACTGCATTGCCGTTATTGCTCCGTCCGGCGGCACCACCTCGGGCGAGCTTTACAAAGTCGGCGCGATCATCGGTGTCGCGGCCACCACCGAAGTAGCCGGCGCGCCCGTAGTGCTCAAGCTTGACGGTGTATTCGGTCTCACCAAAACCAGTGCGCAAGCTTGGGCGGTTGGCGATCTGCTGTTCATGAACACCACCACCCGCGTCCTGACCAACGTCTCTGCTACCGGCCTGGTGCTGGTGGGTATGGCCACCGAAGTGGCAGCCAACCCGAGCGCGACTGGTGCCTGTCGACTCAACGCCGTATCTGCGCCGGCGGCGGTCTAAATGGGCTGGGCCTCCATGGCCCAGCGCATGCTCGGAGTATCGATCCGTACTTTCAGCGAGCCCTCGGCGTCCATCGATCCTGATGGCGCCGTGTACTGGCTGACTGATGGAGTAGCGCCCGGCGTGCCACTGGCCCAGGCCGTGTTCGATACCGCCCACGTTTCCGTTGATCCAGAGACAGGCGCGCCAGTATCGAGCCAAAACCCCATCCTCGGCGTTCGATTGATTGATTTGCCGAACAAACCAACGAACCGAGACCGCGTCATGGCCCGGGGCGAACTGTTCACGATTAGCGACGTCCAGCCCGATGGTGTGGCTGGCGTCACGATCATTCTCCGAAAGGCTTGACCCATGGCCCATCCGCGCGAACTGATCCGCAAGCAGGCCGTTGCGGTGCTGCTGGGTGCCACTAATGCAGGGGCGAGTGTCTATGCCAGCCGCGTAGCGCCGTTGATTTCCAACGGTTGGCAGAGCGAGCTCCCCGCGATCATCGTTTACACGATGGACGAGTCCGGCGAGATCTTTAACCAGGCGCCTCGTGAGTACCGGCGCCGGGTGGAGTTGGTGGTGGAGATCCACGCTGAAGGCAACGTAGCGCTGGATGACACCCTTGACACACTGGCGCGGCAAGTCGAACGACTGCTTCTCATGGATGACACCCTCGGCGATACCGTGAACGACTTGCAATACGTGCGCTCGCGCATGGTTTTGCTTGATCAATCGGAGCAGCTGACCGGCGCCTGCCGCCTCATCTTCGAGGCTGAGTACTTCGATCGCCACCCGGACGATCTCTTTAACGAAAGCCTACCGGACCTGAACACGGTTTCGACCGTGTACAGCCTGGACAACGCCCAACCCAATCCAGCGGATCGTGCCCAAACGATCATTGAGGACCTGAACCCATGACCACCCGAGTGCTGGTTAAACCCGTCGAGGGTCGCCTGGTGCGGATCCCTGGCACCTATGAAGCGCTGTCGGCCGACGGCAAGGCGCTGGAAATCAACAGCTACTGGATCCGCAAGGCTGCGGCTGGTGATGTCGTGTTTGAAACTGAACAGCCTGCAGGACAGGCCCCAACCCCAAAAGGTGAGAGATAATGGCTATCGGATACGACACCATTCCTGGGCCTGGATCGCTACGCAAGCCGGGCGTCTACAGTGAGATTGATAACAGCCAAGCTGTCAGCGGTCCGCAGTCGGTCACCTATCGTCGCCTGCTGATCGGCCAGAAGTTGGCTGGCGGCCTCGCCGTAGCAAACACCTTAATCCGTGTGACCAGCGCTCCCCAGGCTGATGCGCAGTTCGGTGCGGGCTCCATGCTGGCGGGTATGGTGCGGGCGGCCCTGGCCATCGACACCTACACCGAACTGCTGGTAATGCCGCTGATCGACAATGCCGCTGGCGTGGCCGCTTCGGGTACGCTGGTATTCACCGGCCCAGCCACCGCTTCTGGCACTGTTGAGCTGATGATCGCCGGGCGACGCGTGCCGGTCGGGGTTATCAGTGGTGACTCCGCCACTGCGATTGGCGCCGCTGCTGCCGCTGCGATTACTGCTGCTTCCGACATGCCGGTCACTGCGGTTGCCGTAACTGGCACTGTCACCCTGACCAGCCGCCACAAAGGCGAGGCGGGCAATAGCCTCAATGCCCGGGTGAACTACTACGCAGGCCAAGCATTGCCCGCGGGCGTCGGCGTGACCGTCACCGCGTTCACAAATGGCGCAGGCAACCCTGTCCTGGACACTGCTCTGGCTACTCTCGGTGATGAATGGCTGCATACCTGGGCTGTCCCGTACAGCGACGCGGCCAGTCTGGCCAGCATCAAGACCGAACTGAACAGCCGCTTCGCCTGGAATCGCGAGATCGAGGCTCACGCCTTCGCGGCCGCTCGCGGTACGCAGGGAAGTCTGGGCGCGATCGGTGACAGCCACAACAACCAGCACCTCACCATCATCATGGCCAACGACGAGCCAATGCCAGCTTACGAAAAGGCTGCTGAAACGATGGCACTCGCGGCGTACTACGCTGCCATCGATCCGGCTCGTCCGATCCAGAATCTGGCTTATGCCTGGTGCTTGCCGCCTGCAGCGGCTGATCGCTTCACCAACGAAGAGCGCAACCTGCTGCTGTTCGACGGCATTGCCACCAGCAAGGTGTCCACCGACGGCACCATGCTCGTTGAGCGCTTGATCACTACTTACAAAACCAACGCCGCCGGCGCGTCCGACATCAGTTACCTGGACAGCGAAACACTGTTCACCTTGATGTTCATCCGCCACGACTGGCGCGACTACATCCTGCGCAAGTACCCGCGCCACAAGCTGGCCGACAACGGCACTCGCTATGGCATTGGCCAGGCTGTTGTCACGCCGAACGTGATGAAGGCCGAGGCCATCGCCAAGTTCCGCGAATGGGAGGATCTGGGGTTGGTCGAGAACATCGACGACTTCAAGGCCAACCTCATTGCCGAACGTAATGTCAGTGATCCGAACCGGCTCGACATGCTGCTACCACCGGACCTGGTTAACCAACTGCGCATCGTCGCCAACAAGATCCAATTCCGCCTCTAAGGCGGCCTTCGGGAGAGATATCACATGGCAGGCAATAAACGCGTAGGCGGGATTATCAGTTTGAAGATCGACGGCGATATGTATTTCGCCAAGGGCGACTTCACCTACAACCTCGGCAGGCCGAAGAAGGAGGGCGTGGTCGGGAGTGATCGCGTCCACGGCTACAAAGAAACACCGCAGATCCCGTTCGTGGAAGGTGAAATCACTGACCGCGCCGAGATGAGCCTGGAAGCGTTGCTCGATATCGCTGACGCCACCATCACCTTGGAGCTGGCGAACGGCAAAGTGATCGTTTTGCGCGAAGCCTGGTACGCCAACGAGGGCACGGGCAACACCGGCGAAGGCAATATTCCGGTTCGTTTCGAAGGCATGTCGGCCGAGGAGGTCAAGTAAATGGCAAAGGAAAAAACGATTGTCCTGAAGGAGGCTGTCGAGTTCGGTAGCGAAACCGTTACCGAACTGACGATCTCGCGCAAATTGAAGTACCTGCGTGGTTACTCGATGCGTGTGACATCGGATGGCAAAGGCAATGGCGCCGTAGATCTCGACTTCGCAACGCTGATCGATCTTGGCGCGAAGTTGGCCGGTCGGGCTCCGGCATTCGTAGAAGAGATGGGCGAAGAAGATCAGGGAGTGCTCATGCAGGAGGCTCGAGATTTTTTGTTCGAGCGCCTGGGGGCTGGGAGTCCGGCGTAACCGCGGTCGTCAAAATAATGGGAGTGCAACCTTCTGAGGTCATGGAGATGGACTTCGACGAGTTGAACTGGTGGCTTGAGCGGGCAGAGGAGTGGACTCAGTGGCAGACAAAGACTACAAGCTGAGCGTAATCATTGGCGCCGTTGACCGTTTGACTGCTCCTTTGCGCGGCATGCTAGGTAAGGTGCAGGCGATTAGTGCCGGCATTGGCAGAACACTTGATCGTGCCGGGCTACCGGTTTTCACTCAGAGCCTCAAGAATGTTGGTGGGGCTCTGGGGGGCGTCGGCAGTGCAGTGGGTAACGCTTCGGGGAAACTACTTGGGCTCGGTGCGACTCTTGGCATTACCGGCGCGGCGCTAGGTGTGCTCGCTAAAGGATATGCAGATGCCACCGGCTTCATTGGAGACACAGCAAACCGCACGGGTATTAGTCGAAAACGATTTCAGGAACTTGGTTTTGCCGCGCAACTCTCCGGGTCGTCTACGGAGGCATTGGCGGGGGCTTTGCAGAAGATGAACATCAATGTCGGCGCAGCGGCCAAGGGCTCGAAAGAGCTTACGGATATGTTCGTCGGACTTGGAATTAAACTGAAGAACACCGATGGAAGCTTGAAGAGCACAGACCAACAGTTCTACATGTTTGTCGATCGGATATCGAAGATCAAGAATCCATCCTTGCAGGCCCAGGCCGCGGTGAAAATTTTTGGTAAAAGTGCAACAGAGTTGCTGCCAATGATTCGTGAGGGCACTGTCGGACTCGACAAAATGGCGGCCGAAGCCAAACGCCTGGGGATTGTCCTGTCTGATGATGCGGTAGGTGCAGGCGAGGATTTTGGCGACACGCTCGATACGCTGGCGTTTGCGTTCAAGGGAGTGGGTAACACCATTGCTTCTGCCATCGTTCCGCAGCTGGACAACCTGTCCAAAATGCTGATCGAAACCATCGTCAAATACCGCCCCCAGATCGAGGCATTTGCCACCAGCTTCGCCAAAAACCTACCGGGCAATATCGAAAAGATCACCGGCTTTCTTGGTGGGCTTTACGACGGGATTCAGCCAGCGATCAGTGCGATGGGTTGGCTGGCTGATACGTTCGGTGGCGCCAATGTCATCTTCGTAGCACTCGGCGCTTACATCGGTGGCGGCCTGATCATGAGCCTTCTCAACCTGGCCGTTGCGCTAAAAGGGTTGGGTGTGGCCATCGCGGTAACTCCGGTTGGCTGGTTCCTTGCCGCTGTGGTTGCGATTGGTGCTGCCGCCTTCGTCATCTACAAAAACTGGGACAATCTCGTCGCGTTCTTTGAAGAAAAGTGGGCAGGGGTCAAAGCCGCTTTCAGCGATGGGATCATCAACGGCATTGTGAAAGTCTGGACGGAGTACAACCCGGTCACACTGATGATGGAGGCATTCAATGGGCTGGTGAAATATCTGACGGGCTGGGATCTGGGGGCAATTCTCGGAGAGAAATTCAGTGCTGCCATCGGTGCGATGAAGCGTGCAATCCCGGACTGGGCCGCCGAAATGCTGGGCATTGAGATTACCTCTGGCGATTCGCCGTCAGGGGAGTCGGAGAAAAACGCAAGTGAGCCAGGTACTCCCTCAGGTGCAGCCGCTGACCAGCCCCCTGCTGCTGGCGCAGCGGCTCCTGGCCGGGAGAAAGAGCTTTCAGATGTAGGCCGCCGCGCGGCGCAAGTCGGGAACGAGGCGGCGAAACAGGCATCGGTATCGTCGCAACCAGCAGAGGTCAGAGTGAAGGTTGATTTTGCCAATATGCCGAGAGGCGTGCAGGTGAAAACGGAAGGCAGCCAAGGCGCGCAATTTGATACCAACCTTGGCTACTCAATGGCTGCGCCGGCTTGATCTACTTCTTCATGGACTCGATAAACGAGCTTGAGCTGGCCTCTGCCAACAGTAGAACAAAGACAGCTCCAACTTTTTCATAACGCAATCCCTTCTGTGAATTCGCTTCATCATAAATGGCTTCTCGCTGTTTGTGCGGACGTGCATTCGAACTTCACCAGCTCGGCAGTAGCCCGGGCTTTGCCGGAGCGAGGACATGACCTGGCGAGATAATTACCGCCCCGCAAGTTTTCGCGGCGCAGTTTTTTTTGTTGAAAAAGCAGACAGCACCCACGGCCGCCGCCAAGCCGTGCATGAGCACGCGCAGCGCGATGTTCCTTACACCGAAGACTTGGGTCGTAAGGCGCGGGAGTTCTCCGTTTCTGGTTACCTGATCGGCCTGGAATATCAGGCGCAGCGCGATGAGCTGATCAAGGCTTGCGAAACCGCCGGCCCCGGTGTGCTGGTCCATCCGTATCGCGGTGAAATGACCGTCGAATGTCGTGGCCTTGGCATTGGAGAGAGCGCGTCCGACGGCGGCATGTGCATGTTGACCCTCACCTTCCTTGAGGCAGGAGAGGCATCCTATCCGACGGCGAAGGTCGATACCGTCAATGCGATCAGCGCCAAGGGCAATGCCGTCACGGATGCGGCCGGGAAAGGAATGGTGTCGGACTTTCTGACAACCGGATTTCCCGCCTACGTAGCCGAGTCGGCAGCAGGTGGTCTTGCTGAGCTTGGCGAGTTTATGGCTGCTCCCGGACTTAGCCTTGCCGGCGAGCTACAGGCAGCATCAGATTTTTATCAGCAAGCCACGGAGCTCGCCTCTGACGCTTTCTCGCTGGTGCAGCAGCCGTTACAGATGGTCAGCAGGATTCAGAGCCTGATCGGCTCGGTTCGCTCGGCGTTCGGCAACAACTCCCTGAATATGCTGACCGGGCTGTTTGACCGATCCACCACAAGCTACACCGGCAGTACAGCAACCCCCAGCCGCCGACAGCAGGCGACCAACTTTACGGCGATGAATGCTTATGTGCGTCAAGCGGCGATCGCCGAGGCGGCGAAAGCCGCTGTCGTGACGCAGGTACCGGTAGTAACTGCGGGCGGCCTGACGCAGATCAGCACGAAGCCAACGGTGTATGACAGCTACCAGTCCGCGATTAAGGTTCGCGATGACCTGGTGGAGCGCATCGACACTGAAAGCGAAACGACTCCAAACGATGAGCTTTACGTTGCATTGTCCGACCTGCGCACCAGCGTGGTTCAAGCTGTGCCGAGCCCCGATCAGGATTTGGCCCGGATCGTTCAGTACTCACCGCGCGAGACACTCCCGGCGCTGCTGGTGGCCTATCGACTTTATGGCGATGCGGGTCGTTCCGATGAGATCGCAGCGCGCAACAGCCCGCGTCACCCTGGGTTCTTGATCGGCGGTACTCCGCTCGAGGTACTTGCAGATGGATGACCTGGAGCTGTTGGTCAACGGCATGAACTATTCAGGCTGGACATCTATCGGTGTCACTCGGGCAATCGATGCGGCAACCACGGCTTTCACTGTCACATTGACGGAGCGGTGGGAGGGTGGAGAGTCCACACCGGCACAGATCGAGCCTTGGCCAATCGTGCCAGGGGATGTTTGCGAAGTGCGCCTGGCTGGGGTGTCGATGGTGAACGGCTACGTCGATATCTTCAAACCGTCCTTCAGTTCAACTGATCACACGATCAACATCCAAGGCCGGGACAAAAACGAGGATCTGGTCGACTGCAGCGCTGTCCACTCGCCGGACGAGTGGAAGAACATCGACCTGTTGAGGTTCGCGCAAGCGCTGGCCAGACCATTCGGCGTAAAGATTGTTGCCGATGTCGATGTGGGGGCTCCATTCCCAGTATGCAAACTGCAGCAGGGTGAGACCGCGTTCAAGGCGATCGAGCGTTACGCCCGGCAGCGTCGGGTCTTGTTGATGCCCGATGGCGCCGGCGGCCTGCTCATCACTCGGGCTGGCGGTCGCCGAGCGATTGTGGGGCTGGTGCAGGGGGAGAACATCCTCAGCGCCGAGGGAACCATCGACCATAGCCAGCGCTTCAGCAGCTATCTGATCAAAGGCCAGGCCAGCTACAGCCCTGACAGCACAGGCGAAACCGAGGCTCATATAGAGGGCTCTGTCACCGACAGCGGCATCGCGCGCTATCGGCCGATGCTGATTGTGGCGGAAACCGGTGGTACCGCTGCGGGCTTACAAGAGCGCGCCACCTGGGAGGCCAACAGCCGAATCGGCAAGTCCGCCTCCGCAAGTGTGAAAGTTCAGGGTTGGCGTCAGCGCCCGGGTGGTCCGCTTTGGGAGCCAGGGATGCTGGTCTATGTGCGATCGCCATGGCTGCGGTGTGATGGGGAAATGATCATCCGGCAAGTCACGTATGAGCGCGGAGAGGGCGGCACCACCAGCAAGCTCGACATTGTCAGCCCGCAGGCATTCGCGCCAGAGCCACCGGACAGCAAAAGCAAGGACGCCAAGAAGGGCAAAGCATCAGGCCGCAACATCTGGCGAGAAGCCATCGGCGAAGAGGATCCACCTAAATGAGCGAACTATTGAGCCGAGTCATGATGATGTTCGGCCGCGGTGTGCTGCGCGGCACCAAGGACGATGGGCCTAGACAGCAGGTCCAGGTCGAACTCCTCAAAGGAGAGATTCGCGACGACGTCGAACACATGCAGAACTACGGATTCACCAGTCATGCGACTGGTGGTGACTGCGCCGTGGCCTTTCTGGGCGGCAACCGCGAGCAAGGTATTGTGCTGGTGGTCGATGACCGCCGGTTCCGGCTTGCTCTTCAGCCAGGCGAGGTTGCCATTTATGACGACCTTGGGAACAAGATTGAACTGTTGCGAGACCTGGTCAAAGTCACCGCAATAACCAAGCTGCAGATCGACGCGCCTGCTGGTGAGATCAACATCGCTGATCTCGAAATCAATGGCGCATCACTGAAGCACAACGGCAAGGAAATTGGCAGCACCCACAAACACGGCGGCGTGACAGCCGGGTCCGGTTCTTCGGGAGTGCCAATCTGATGGCCGATGCCGCAATGATCATGACCGAAAACGGCGGTGATCTGATGCTGGCTGGGTTCGACCTGGCCCGCGACGACGGTCTTCAAACTGCCGTGATCATTAGCCTGTTCACGGATCGTCGGGCAAGTCCCGAGCAGATCCCGGTTGAGCTGCCACAGGATGACTTGCGCGGCTACTGGGGGGACATCAGCAACGCCACTCCGTCGGACCAAACAGGGTCGCTGCTCTGGTTGCTGGCCCGGGAAAAACAACTTCCGCAAGTCCTGAGCAGGGCGCAGCAGTATTGCCGCGAGGCTTTGGCTTGGATGGTCGAAGACCTGATCGCAACCCGCGTTGAGGTGACTGCTGAGTTTGCTGCCCGTGGCTGGATGCTGATTCTCGTCGATATTTACCGGCCGACTGGCTCGCCAGTTCGTTACCGGTTCAACTACGAATGGGCGGCTCAAGCCGCGAAGGGGTATACCTGATGCCATTTGCTCGACCTTCTCTGACCGAGCTTATAGATCGTGTGATCACAGACATCAGCAGCCGGGTAACTGGTGTTGAAAGCGCAGTGCTTCGCCGGTCGTTGCTGGGCATTGTCGGCCAGTCTGAAGCTGGCGCCGTGCATATGCTGTACGGATACCTAGACTGGATCGCCAAACAAACAATCATTGACACCGCCGAGAAGGAATATCTGGAGCGCTGGGCGGCGATCTGGAAAGTGATCCGCAAGACCGCCGGTTTCGCCAGTGGGCAGATCGCCCTATCGGGTGCGACAGGTAGTGTCATTCCTGACGGGACTATCGTTCAGCGGCAGGATGGTGTGCAGTACAAGACGATGGGCGACGGCGTATTCGCCGCTGGGCCTCTTGTCATCCCAGTGCTGGCGCTGGAGGCGGGGGCGAATGGTAACTTTGGCACAGGTCTACCTGTGTTCCTGCTTTCTCCAATCGCTGGCGTCCAGTCCACCGGGACCACCACATCCGAGCTTTCTGGTGGCGTTGACGTCGAAACTGACCCGCAGCTGCTGGCGCGACTTCTTGCCCGCATTCAGAAGCCACCCCATGGCGGCTCAGAATCTGACTATGAACTCTGGGCTCTGGAGGTCGCTGGCGTAACACGTGTTTGGGTCTACCCCATGCAAATGGGAGCCGGGACTGTGACCGTGTTGTTCGTCTGCGACGGGCTGCCGAACATCATACCGACAGCCCCGAAGGTGGCCGAGGTTCAGGCTTACATCGAGGCTAGACGGCCAGTGACGGCTGAGGTGTTTGTTGCCGCACCGGTTCCTGATCCTCTGGACATGACCATCAAGTTGGTGCCGAACACCGCCGCCGTTCAGGCTGCCGTTCGCGCCGAGCTTCAGGATCTGATTGGCCGCGATTCTCGGCCAGGTGTCGCAACGCTGATCAGTCGTCTGCGCGAAGCGGTGTCGCTGGCGGCTGGCGAGGACAATAACGAGATCGTCACCCCAATAGCGGATATCCCCCATGCCACCGGCCACATGGCAGTACTTGGCACCCTGACATTCTCCAGTCTGTAGGAGGTTTGATGCGAACAGCTGCTGAATACAGGGAGCAGCTGAAAGCGCTGCTCCCACCCGGACAGGCATTTCCGCGCGATCCAGGTACGACGCTTCACGATTTACTGGATGGTATGTCCATCGAATTTGCGCGCCTGGATTTGAGAAGTGAAACGCTTCCATCAGAGGCCAATCCATCAACGACTAATGAACTGTTGACCGACTGGGAGCGAGTTGCGGGGCTTCCTGACAAGTGTTCAGGGATGCTCGAGCAAACGCTGCAGGGACGGAAAAAGTCGTTGCTGACGAAACTCACCAGCACAGGCGGGCAGTCACAGGCTTACTTCATTGAACTCGCCGCATCACTCGGCTACATCGTGACCATCTTGGAATACCGACCCTTTCGCGCCGGCTGGTCATCTGCGGGCGATGCCCTGACCAATGGTGCATGGGTATTCACTTGGCTTGTTCGAGCGCCCGAGGTAAGCGTCACCGACTTCAGGGCTGGACTTTCCGCAGCAGGCGAACGCCTACGCACATGGGGCAATGACACCCTCGAATGCAAATTGAATCAGCTCAAACCCGCACACACGATCGCGATCTTCGCGTACGGAGAATAATCGATGCACAGAATTGATGGTCCAGGGGCCACAGTTGATAACAAGTTCACTGACGGGGATCCAGTAGGCGGCGTTCCCGCAACGCTTGTCACTGACGATTGGCTCAATGACATGCAAGAAGAACTCATGAGTCTGCTCACCGCCGCCGCGATAACTCCGGTCAAGGGCACACAGAATCAAGTGCTGTCCGCACTGCGTTCGCTGGCACCGGGGATCATCGGAGCTGTGCGTAATGCCCGCATGTCCGTAGCCGCCACGAGTGCCACCGGGGCTTTTACGGCTGATCAGGTTGTAGTGGGTACCGGTCTTGGCGGTGCAACATACCGACTCAATGGGTTCAACAAGAACATCAACCTGGCCACGGTCGGCGCCGGAGGCATGGATACTGGAACGGCGACTGCTAACGGTTTCGTTGGGATCTACGCGATCTACAACCCGACCACTCAGGTGTCAGCTCTGCTCGCCATGATGGAGGCGTCGGCCATCCTGCCAATCGTTTATGGAGGCGCGAACATGCCGGCTGGGTACACAGCATCGGCATTGATTTCTGTCGCACCAATCAGTGCAACGGCAGGGCAGTTCGCGCCGTTCTTCCAGCTGGATCGCTCTGTTGATTACGCCGGGGCATCAGTTCTGTCTGGTTCTACAGCTATCGTAACTGGCCAGGCGCGTGCATCTACAAGCATTCCATATAGTGCAAGATATGTAGCCGGCTTTAACCAAGTAGGTAGTACCGCACTATCCGGTATCTCGCAAATCATCACCTCGACCGCACTTTCTACCGTTGGTGGTCAGTTCAATACATCAACTGTCAATGGGTCTTCGCAAGCCATACCGTTTAGAGTTGCAATTTCGTTACCTCAAACTATCTACCAGACGACTACCAATACTGCGGGAGTTCCAAGCTTTACTATATCCGTAAAAGCGTATGAGTTTTAAGGGGGCTATGATGATCGCAGAATTTAACAATGGTGAGCACGAAGTGATTACTGGGATATTCTCATCCCCTCAACCCTCTGAGTGGGTGCCGCACCAAGGGGAGGTTTTTGCAACCGACCAAAAATATAAGATATGGTGGGATGCATTAATTCCCGGCACCATTACAGGCGACCTTCCGGAGCCAGTGGAGTAATCTACGATTTGGCCGCAGTTAGTTTTCTTTAGTTATTCTAGGTTCGTATTTAATCGATTTCTCCTTAAAGATTGTATTTCGCGCTATACCCACCATGAACTTACGTGATGGTGTTTCAATTAAGTGATGGGCGGCGGCAGCGCAAATAATTGCACTCGTATAATATAATGAAATGGCTGCTGCAAACGGCAGGCCATTCGTTAGCTGTGGATACATATCCATTAATCTGAGCACTATCTGGTGAACCATGTAGAGCGCAAAGCTAATTTCGCCTAAATAGACTAATGGTCTTATACTAAGGGCTTTGGAAATCAGTCCTTTCTCTAGCGCAAATGCGATAATAAGAAGAGCGAAAGCAATAGCTCCGCCACAGTTGGCAAACCAGATCGAAACAGATTTATTAATTGCTAATGGTAGCGAAGAAAAAAAAGTTAGATCTCCGACCCACATTGCTGCTCCCGCAAGAACAATGGCCAGAGTTTCTATAGTCGTGGATGAAAAGTGAGATTTTATCTCTACATGCTTTATCCGAAGGTATATCTGATAGGCAGCTATACCTAGCATGAATTCGCTGAGTCTTGTTAGGGGTGAGATATATGAGGACCATAGCATTAACTGGCGCTCGCTATCTCTGAAGGCAAAAAGCATTAACGCTGTCAATATGATAGATGCAGCGAGCTTTATTTGCCATGTTTTGTTGATGTTTAATATTAGTAGGGGGAATAGCGCATAAAAGAAAGCTTCATCAGAAAGGCTCCATGCTACGCCATTTAAAGAAAAGTAGATGGCTGGGTCGGGGATCCAAGCCTGTAAAAGTGAGAAATTTAATGCGGTTGTTGTCGCTGATATCTGCCCGTTGTAATGGTGGATTATTGCAATTACAGCAAGCGAGCACGCTAAGTGTAAAGGCCAGATTCTGGACATTCTGCTGATGTAGAACATTCCCAGTTCTTTGCCGGATGATATGTTTTTGTGCGTATGCGCCAATATAAATCCAGATAGAACGTAAAACATTGACACTGCTTGGGTTAGAGAGAAATGTGGCGCGAACGAAAAACCACCAAACATGCCTTTTGAATGGTAGATAACCACCAAGGCGGCCGCAATAAATCTCAGTGATGTAAGTGAGTCAATCCGTTGAGCTTGCATTGTTTTCACGCGTCGCATTATTTAAACGGGTAAGAATACGATGCTTATCACAGAGTCTCAACTATTGAATATCCTCCCGAACGCCGGCGCCAAAGCCGGCTTTTTTGTGCTCGGAGAAAAGCAATGACTGCAACCGAAAAAGACCGTGACATCCTCGCCCGCACGCTGTGGGGCGAGGCGCGAGGCGAAAGCCTGGCCGGACAGATTGCCGTAGCATGGACCATCCGCAACCGCGTCAACGATCGCAGAGCCAAGTCGTGGTGGGGCGAGGGCTATGCCGGCGTGTGCCTGAAGCCCTACCAGTTCAGCTGCTGGAACAAGAACGACCCGAACTACCCGTACCTCTGTGGCAGCAAGCCGATCCCTGCCGCTGAGTTTGCCCGAGCGCAGAAGGCGGTCGACCTGGTGATGTCCGGTGCCGAGCCTGATCCCACCGGCGGCGCGACCCACTACTACGCGACCACTATGCCAAAGGCACCGGCTTGGGCTGCGGGAGCGATACAGACGCTGAAGCTTGGGCACCACGTTTTCTTCAAGGATGTGCCATGAGTCCCGCGGCGTGGAAATTGGCCGGAGTGATGTTGTTGATGCTGCTCACGGCTGGCGGTGTCTGGCAGGTGCAGGACTGGCGCTACGGCAAGCAGCTCGCTGCGCAGGCTGGCCTGCATCAGGACGACTTGACCGTCATCAGCAATGCGGCCGCCGCCCAGATCAGCGCCGATCAGGACAAGCGCCTAGCGCTCGAGCAGCGCCTTTCAGCCAGCGAACAAACCCACTACAGGAAATTGAGCGATGCACAAAAAGACCAAGCTCGCCTGCGCGATCGTCTTGCCACTTCTGATCTACGGCTGTCAGTCCTCCTCGAGGATTCAGCCACTGGCTGCTCAATGCCAGCCGGCGCCGAGGCCGGCAGCGTGGTTCATGGAAGAGCGCGTGCCCGACTTGACCCAGCGCATGCTCAACGAATTGTCGCCATCACCAATGCCGGCGACCAAGGATTGATTGCGTTGGCTGCGTGTCAGGCTTATGTCAGGGAAGTGAATCGCTGACCGCCGATCAGCGCAACGTTGAAAATCGCTAGGCGGATTGTTGATACTGTTTTTTTATCCAGTATTGAGCAAGCAATGCAATTCCTGATTGTGCCCATGAGAGAGCGCGGTGTCGCCAGATCGAAAAGGGATATCGCCAGTGCTGATCCAGTGAAGGGCGATATCATTTTCTCCAGCTCACCATCTGACATCCTCAAAAGAACGTCCAGCACTGCGTCTCTGCGGCATGGTGCCTGGCCGGGTGATGTGTCACCGCTTCGACCACTTCTTGATGCTCGCCTGACCAGCATGGCAACGCTCGGTTTTACGTTGAGCGGCCTGGAGGAGGTCGATGGTGTTCTGTATGCGCAGTCTTGGTATTGCCGGGAGATTTGATTGTGTTTCGGTCGGCAGGACGCCGGGGGGAAAGGGGCGACTACTGTAGGAATATCCAACGCTAAGTTATTGATTCTTATAGGGTGATGTGGCGGTTTTATACCTCCTTCAATTCGCCTGTTTTTCTTTATGTATCAATTGCTTGCGTGGGTTTCGTGGTCACCTTGACATGGTGGGGGTCGTTGGTTCGAGTCCAATCGCGCCTACCAAACAAAATCCGCTCTGCTGGGCGGTCTAGAAGGGCTCACCGAAAGGTGGGCCC